GATAAGGTCACTCTAGACGAAGACTATAAAAACAAGGATGCAACCTAAAAATTCAAAGAAATAAATGACGCACATAAGCGCGTGAAAGACTACTTTTTTTCAAGTGACGCAGAAGGTATGACGGATATTCGTATGGAAGCGGGTGGGTATGATAGTATTCTTCAGTTATTCATTCAATCGATCCTTGTAAAAATGACAACCGCCAATGGAGCACCAGACACTAGCGCAAAGGCGATTCAATCACTTATTCATATGATCATTACGAAGGGTATCCAATCTGGAATCACAATGTTTCGTACGATGGACAAACATACATGTCTTACGCTATATGAGATTCTCTCGAAGAATCAAGAACTGTTTGGAATCTCTCGAGAGATTATGGATGAACTTATAGGAATCGTCGAAGAAAAGACGGGTGAAGATATTGTTGTTCGTATGAATCCATCATTATTGGATATGTTACTCGATCGAGTATATATTCTTCATGAATGCGGGCAGATATATTATATACCATTGTGGCATACTGAGCTTCATTTCAAAAAGCCGGCCACTGATGGAGGTAAAAGTGAGGTAATTGTATTATGTGAACCCGAACTTCCGGAACATGTATCTCTCGATGATAATAACAATCTATTCATATCTCTCGACGTTAACATACAAGAACTGTTCGCTACGCAGATCTTGCCAGTTTACATCAATGATGAAATTAAATCTCGCGGGTTTATTTATTATTTGCATGCATCGGATGTTACGCTACAATCACACGGCCGCCAATGCGTTCCTCTTCGTAATCTTGCTGGTGGTGGAGCCTTAGGCATCTCAAAATGTAACACAAATACAGGTGATATTTATAAAGTAGGGATCCGTGCAAATGTTTACGCAAATGTGCGGTTGGTGTCGGGTGCGTGAATATTTTGGATTTTCATGTTATCATCAAAAAATATCATGATAACACGAAAACTATGAAATCTGGAAAAAATTGAAATACAAATTTGGATTACTAATACATACAGTGTTCCCACAATCAGACAATCAGACAAAACATGAATCCAGAGACAAACCAGACTGCTACGACTGCGGCGGCGGCGACGACTACGAAGACGAAGAGAATATATAAGAAGAAGACAGCAAGTGGTGGTGGTGTTGGCGGTGGCTGCGTGGCAGCCCCATCCATTCCTGCTGAAGCGATGAGCGTATTTTATGCTGGAGGAGGAGGACCCTCTGTGTTCAAATTGGACGATTTTGAAACAGAGCAAAGAAGACGCGAAATGTTCAATGAGCAAATCGGCGCAACATGGCGCGCTTGGGCCAAAAGCGATATCCCGTACACTGCGGATTTTCCTGAGGCGTTACTTACATTCACCGAGTTCATCGACAACTCACTCGGCAAAGGAAAAGCGACCAAGGTGTGGGTGGAAATCATCATCATTGATTCACACCGTGCAATCATCAGAATTCGAGACAATGGAATCGGAATCGATTCACATGGAAATCTTGAACGGTTCATTACAATTGCTTCACCGGAATCGTCAGATGGAAATCATCGATACGGGATGGGGCGATTTTGCGCGTTAACCAAGTTTGCCCCAACCTACTCTACCGCCAAATGGTGTGCAACCTTCAAGTTTGACGAAAACACTTCGCACATGAAACAAATTTCGTACCCGTGGAGTTTGCCGAGTGCAATGATGAACTCGATGAAAAAAATTCCGATCGATGATTCAAATCGCGATATCGGTCTTGAAATGGAAATCGAATTCAATCCATCTGAGATCCTGAAAGACCTTGCAATGAATCCGACGAAGCTTTTCGAAAAAATGAAAGAACGCCTCACAACGAAATACGGAAATGCTCTGTTGGAGAGTTTCGAGCTCGATCTTACTGTGAGGTATGGCGCGACAGTTGTTACTGAAAATTCAAGAAGGGGCAACTGGAAGTCATTTGAGCAGACCTTGAATGAAATCCCAAGTTCTTCATGCAGCGTTGTTTTCAACAAGAAAATCAAATACGCGAACCTTGATGTTCAAGTTACCCAATACCGTTTGGGGACATCTAAAAAATGCCCACATCTGATCGCTTTGAAAAAGGCATTTCCAACATTCGGATCTCGAAATGAAAACGGTCAACGAGTTCACATTTACAACGACGATCGTCTTATCGAATCGCGCGCGAAGTACCTCATGGATGGGCGAAAGGGCCATGACACCCAAAATGACGAAATCGTCATACTGAAAACAGTGTCCACGCCCGAAACATTTCACCTCCAGCCCGAACCATCAACGATCAAGGTTTCCGTACTCAAAAACTGCAAGAACCTTGAGAACATTTACAGGATCTTCCGTGAAGAATTCAAAAAAGAAAAAGCAATCGCCGCCGCTGCCACTGCCGCTCAAAAAGAAAAACCCGTAAAGGTACCCAAGTCAAAAAAGATATCGCCATCTGTTGATGGCGCAGTTGCTGCCTCCGCTGCCACCCCCGCCGCCGCAGCCGTGTTCGAGTCACAGCAGAGATCACAAGGAGGAGATTCTGAATATCAAGAAATAGAACTCGTTGACATTGATGAGCCATCTCTCTCACCAAGACATTCCGACAGCGGGGTTTCGATTACGATGAAGAAGACGATGATCATGAGTGATCAACAAGAGACCCTGGCGGCAGTCCGTCAAATGTACCTGAAATCATCAGGTGACGTCGAACAATTCATGGCAGAATTCACAGCATGGTTCGGGAAGGGCAGTGGCATCTAAATCGTCACGTCAAAATCGGGATCGAGGGAGGTTCAGTGAGGTATGTCGCGCGCGCGCATATGTGTTATATGTACTAACATTTTTTTATAGTGAATGAATACTAACTACCCGCATAATATTTGTAAATTCCTCCTATTATCCAAGCAGTATTAATTATAATAGATTGATACTGTTTGGACTTAATGCAAACAACCAAAAGCCCAGTTGCTCCAAGGGTATTCAATACAAAATCTACCGTTTTTTCAAACGTAACGACATATGGACATAATACAAGTATACTACCTGCCCATCCAATGCCTTCTAAAATCAACTTTGTACATTTATTCTCAGATGGAACCGGGGTAGGAACTGGTTCAGCTTCTGAAATAGGAACTACTTGATTGGATCGTATATCTTTGGACATGTCATCATATATTAGTATTTCATTTTTTACGATCATAAGTAAAAAAATGAAATTACCTGTACACGATTGTTAGTATTTTTTGATATTCAACAACAATTACAAACATACCTGTAGTAGTCATAGATTTACACCGCGCACATACGCGAACGCAATTATTCTAGACTATTTAGACCTTGCGAACAATCTTCTTCTTGGATGCAGCGTCACCACCAGCAGCTGCTGCGGCAGGAGCGGCTGCAGCAATGGGCGTTGGTTTCGCAACTGGCGCAGATGGTGTTCGGGCAATAGGCGCAGCATCTTCCTCATCATCCTCGATGATCGCAGAGACGTTGTCGTGGTCATTCTCTCCACCATCAGCATCTCCATCCACATCCGTAGGAACAACCTGTGAGACAATCTTCGTCTTCTCTTCCTCGTCGAGCTTGATGTGACACTTGCCCTTCAGTGACATCTTGGGCTTCACGATCGCCTGAAACAACTTCCAAGTGACACCAAACTTACCGTTGGCAAACCATATACCGCCGCACTGAATCGAAACCGCGATGTGACTGCCCTTCGCGATCAAATCCTTCGGAGAAAGCGCAGGATTCGAGGGATCAGGGAAGATCGGCTGCATGTCGACATCGTAGAGCTCAAGCTCCTTCCATTGACCTTCCCAGAAGGGCAGCTTCACCTTCAGAGTAGGCGCACGAGTCAAATCAGCTTCAAGAGTGTCCTTGTTCTTGGGGTACTTGAGAATCGGAGTCCAGAGAGCATCGACCGCGTCAGCAGTCATCTTGGGTTTGCTGAACCACTCCTTGGAATTCGCGATTGCATCCTCCTTGATTCTCTTCTCAAATGCAGTGATATTTGCGAGAAACTTCTTCGTAGCAGGCGTCTCGAAACCTTCATTGGGAAACTGGAGCGCGAGATCATAACTTACCTTGCCAGACTTATCATCCGTGAAGTCATTGACGCCCCAAGTGAGCATCAAAGGAGACGACAGATTGAGAACAGTGCTAGTCTTTGCATTGACGATACCAACACTGCGACCGCCGACAGAATTCACCTTGGGCTTGGTGTATTTCATGTCAGTCTGGGGATTGAAGGAAGCGCCGGGGATAACCATTTCAGAAGCCATTGTGATTGCGATACGAGTGTTTAACGATACGTTGAACGATTGATATATGTATTCATCATAAATGTTTAAATCAATTTTTTTATGATGGACTAGGATTCAAATGCTAAATACGTGAAGGCGAGGCATCTTCCTTAGCACCGTCTATTATCAAATATGGAAACAACTTCTTTGACGAGAAGATCAAATTCTTCACGCTGAGACACAGAGAGTGTCAATGTGCTCTTGAGCTTCGAAAGAATTTCTTGAAGACGATCCCGCTCTTTCTCGATCAAAGCCGACTTTTCAACTTGAGACTTGTACTCATCTGATAGGGCTGTAAGACGCTTCAATTCAGACGAATATTCGGTATTATCCTGTTGGATTAAGGCCTTGTATTTATTATAATGATTAATGAATGCAGTAGCAACATATCCAGAGATATTATGTGTATTAAAATGAATCCCTGTAAGAAGGGACATCATTTCGTCTTTATATTCATCTTTGACGATTTTGCTATCAACCACATCTTTCACAGCGGCAACATGGGATGCAAGTTCATCAAGTGATTTGAGAAACCCTGGGCGAATCGCATCTAGTGTCTGTAAATAATTTGTATCCGCGATTAGTTTTTTGTAATGAGTCTGAATGGTAGCATTTAGAAGCTGTGTTTCGTCGAATAATTGCTTCATTTGCTTACGCGACGATTCAAGTCGAAGTTGCTCATGCTGAAGAGTGACGCTTACACCATTAAAATTATTACGATTTTCCGTTTCGATCCTTGCTTGTTCGCCATCCATTTCTTTAATGATAGAGACAATCTTAGTTTGGAATGCTTGAAGTTTCGCGTTTGTCTTTGGCATCGTGTTAATAATTTCATTGACAACCGTTTCCTTCGGAACAGAAACAGATTCCGCGGCTGATGCGGATGCGGATGCGGATGCGGATGCGGAACTAGAAGAAACAGGTGCGCTTGAGGTGTCGTCAGATGCTGCGACTGCTCCTGCGGCCACTGCTCCTGCAACAACAGTTTCTCCCACCGAATCAGTCACAGTAACCGGTGTATCAGAAGTAACCACAACTTGTGAATCAGTTGATCTTGATGTTTTCAAGTCATCTGCAGGCTTGACCGCAGGCTTGACAAGCGATTTAGCATCCGGTTTGACAACACTCGAACTAGTAGTGGTTGTTGACTTCTTGCGATCAATAATTGAATTCTTGTAAGTGGATGATTGCTCAGATGATGATTTCGAACGCTTCAAATTACCACAAACGTTATTCTTTAATGCAGTAAAAGTCAACTGTATCGCAGACTTAGCAAGCGTACAATCAAGGCCACTGCATGAAGATTTCTTGACGCAAGATAGAATTTCTTTATTGCAATTCGTTCCACGTGTATCTGCTGAACCGCAGCACTGATCGTGTGCTTTGCAGCATGAATCCAGTGAATCCTTCGGCGCAACTCCCCATTTGCAATTCGGTCCTTCTGCACCTTTAAACTTTTCACCACCACAATAATTCGGTCCACAATATTTTCCATAGATTTTAACACCTTTCACCTTCGGAACAGTTGACTTCACCTTAGTTACCAGTTTATTCGCATCCTTCTTTACTTTGTTGATAACCTTCTTGATATCGCTCTTTTTCACCTTTTTAGATACGAGTTCCTTCACGTTCGGTGCAACAGTCTTGACCTTGGATGCAACAGTTGGTGCGACAGTCTTGACCTTAGACGCAATAGTCGGTGCGACAGTCTTGACCTTAGACGCAATGGTTGGTGCGACAGTCTTCACCTTGGATATCAGTTTCTTCACCTTTGGCGAAACCTTATCCTTGATCTTAGTAACTACATCATGTACCTTTGGAACAACTGTCTTGATTGTCGTCATTGCGACCCCACCACCAGGAATCAAACTGACAGCAGGAACAACAACCGGTGCCACTGCCTTTACAACAGGTGCAACTGCCTTAGCAACCTTTACAGTAGCTGAAGCAGTTTTCTTGATAGCACCTGGCACATCATCTACTTTATCAGCTACTTTATGAGCAACCTTTTTAATAATAGAAAACCCTCTCTTAAAAAATCCGCCTTTCTTTTTCTTTGGTTCTTCCTTTTTAGGTTGAGGTGCAGGTGTAGAAACTGTCTTTGTAACAATAACAGGTGCAACTACTGGTACGGACTTGAGTACAAGAGCAGGTGCAGGGGCGGGCTTGGGAGCAGGCTTGGGCGCAGGCGCAGGAACTGCCTTGGGTGCAGGGGCAGGGGCGGGCTTTGGTGCAGGCGCAGGAGGAGATTTGGGACGATGAAAAATACGCTGTACTTGTTTTACAATACGTTTGAATCGTAACAGCCTGCGACCTGATCCGGAGCCGTCGTCTCCATCCAACTCTTCGACTTCGTCTTCTAGGCCTTCGTCTTCTAGGCCTTCGTCTACATGCTCTTCTTCATCACTATCGCCGGCATGCTCTTCATCACTGTCGTCTGCATGCTCTTCTTCATCACTGTCGTCTGCATGCTCTTCTTCATGTTCATTCGGGTCGAGATCATCTTCATCGTCCGAGTCCAGTGAAGCAATTCCACGATGCGGTATATCAGTCGCAACGAGTATCGTATTTTCCTTAGCCAAAGGCACATTCACGTCTTCTGGGTTGTACGGAACTGAACTCCGCACAGGAACATCAAGTATCGCGATACCCGATACAAATGATGCTGATAGAAGACAGAGCAGCACGCACGATGAAATACGCATTGAAATAGCAGTTATACAATAGTATCACAAAATATCTTTATGTCGTAAAAGATGATATAAACATTTTTATCTGATTATATATATTTGTTACATCAGAACTGCGTAGTGCACATGTCGGCTACAAGTGCGAGTACACCCACGACGGCCATGAATAATCGTATCGAAACACAAAAATTATATATGACATTGTTACAATTCAGTCTTTATGACAACCCACACCGATTTTATGGTCGAAAAATAAAAGTGAAACGAGTGCCGCAAGCGATACAGTCAATCGGATCTGCCGGCCCAGCAGAATATATCATTGCATCTTCTGCAATGGCACATGCCGCCGCGTCTGCATCTGCATCGAGTTCAGCACAAAGTACTCGAAATGACGGCGTACGAACACGTAAGAAAATGAAGCTGACAGGTACATCCGAAACCGAAACCGAACCCGAATCGCCTAAATCGAATAAAGTGATCGAAGAAGAACAAGAAACCAACGTCATCATTTTTAAGCCAACCGAACATGAAAAAATGAAAAATACCAAATATACACTCGCTGAGCTGCGAACATTGTGCAGCCATTATGGAATCAAAAAGTCAGGAACAAAACCAGAATTAACACTACGTGTTTATACCCACTTAAAACAATCGTATTACATTGTTCGAATTCAGCGTATTTTTAGAAATTTTGTATCTTCGAAATACCGGAGTTTATGTGGGCCAGGTTATTTGCATACGTCAGAATGTGTCAATGACACCGATTTTTATACATTTGACAAATTGTCTGACATAAAACCTACTGAACTGTTCACATATCGTGACAATGACGATAAAATCTACGGATTTCATGTCGCTTCTATCTTTCATTTGATTATCAGTTCGTATCCAAATATTACCAATCCGTACAATCGAAAATTGATTCCAGCGTCAATCATCCGGAACCTGTATGAAAAATTAATCTATGGTTCTTTATTAGGGTTTCGTGTTTCTGTAAAACTAGATGATGAAGACGTAGAAGAATCAGCGTCGTCGTCGTCGGCGGGAGGATCGGCGTCTGGCGTCGGCGGCGGAAGCACGAGTGGACTTTCTCGAGAGAAACAAGAAGAGCTCTTCATCGTAGATTTATTCCAACATATCAATACACTTGGCAACTATTCTGACTCGGAGTGGTTTATTGCGTTACAACGAGCCGATCTCATTCGTTTCATTCGTAATGTTCATGACATATGGTATTACCGTGCAAATTTGTCCCAGGAGATGAAAGAGCGTATATGCCCACCAAACGGGAATCCATTTGTGTTACAAAATTCTCATGTGAATCTAAATGTCATAACATTATTGACAGATCCGGAAATTCGCACCATTTGTGTCTCTGTAATCGAGAGAATGGTCCGACGTGGAGTAACGCGCGAAGATCAGTGTCTCGGTGCATTTTACGTATTAGCAACGATTACGATAGTCAGTCAGGATGCTAGAAACGCGCTACCGTGGTTGTACGAGGCCGTTATGTAAGAATAAACGAACAAACGAACGAACGAACGAACGAACGAACGAACGAACGAATATTTTCCAACTTGATCATGGGATGTAAAATATTCACGAAAACAACTTAAAAAGACATTACTCATATGTGTATAATCAAATCAAATGGTTAAGTCTACTCCTTCTTCTTCTGCCGCCCCCGTTGCCGCTTCTTCTTCTGCCGCAGCCTCTGCTTCTGCTGCCCCCGCCAAGGCTGCTAAGCCTGCTACTCCCAAGGCTTCCGCCAAGGCTGCTGAGGCTGCCCCTGTTGCAGCCCCTGCCCCCGCCGTTGATGGCGCTGAGGCCTCCACCCCTGTCGCCGAGGTCGACGGCTCTGTTTCCACTGCTCTCTACGGCAGTGTCCTTACCAAGCTTCAGAGCGCCCAGGCTCTTCTCGCTTCTATCCGCTCTGAGGTTAACGAGCTCAAGCGCCAGCATGCTCGCGAGCTTCGTGCCGCGAACAAGGCCAACAAGCGCCGCAAGACCAACGCGAACCGCGCTCCTTCTGGTTTCGTCAAGCCCACCTTGATCTCCAACGAGCTCGCTGCCTTCCTTGGCAAGCCCGAGGGAAGCGTTCTTGCCCGCACGGAGGTTACTCGTGAGGTCAACGCTTACATCCGCAACCAGAAGCTTCAGGACAAGGACAATGGTCGCAAGATCAACCCCGATGCCAAGCTTCTTAAGCTGTTGAAGTTGAAGAAGGGTGAGGAGCTCACTTACTTCAACCTCCAGAAGTACATGGCTGCTCACTTCGCCAAGTCTGCTGCTCCCGCTGCGGCTGGTGGTGCTGTCAAGGCCTAAATGATAGCGCGTGGGGTCGAATAAAACAAAAAAAAAAGAAGTGCGAGCGTCGCACAGTCAAGCGCATATGGTATAGTGGTAGAACGCCTCCCTTCCAAGGATGAGACTCGGGTTCGATTCCCGATGTGCGTACTTTTATTCAAATAAATTCAATTACTTTCTCTCCGTTTTCTTTTATGAAATGA